CTCACGATGTGAGCCGGACGGCAAAATAAAAAACACCACGCCGAAGCGTGGTGTAGTATCGGCAACCTACCCCAATGACACGAGTGCCGCCCGCTGCATTGGTCGCCGACAGCGACATACTATCCACATGAGCAGTCCTCGTCAAGGTTATATCTTTTAAACTCCTCATTCTCAACAATGATGGTAGGCTTATCGACCTCCGCCACCCACCTGTCCGCCTGCACATCCACTTTAGTATAGTACGTTTCCATCACTTGCCCTCCTCTATGGTCACACGCACCCCATCGTCATCCAACCCCAAGTACCCTTTTTCATATATCTGTTTGTCCCACTGGTCTTCACACTCGCAGATTGCGTCGCCCATCTTGACATATGACTGGCCGGTAACGATATGGCCTGAACCCTTAACTTCAATTCCCCTACCGCTGGTCTTAGCACCTGCATTTTTGGTAACACCCTCTTCCATACTGTACGAACCTCCCCCTCCGCTCTTGAGTGTGGTATCCTTTCCAAATGTAACGTAGTCCCAGTACCCGCCGTCCACGACACCGCCCTCGCCGACTTTGCTCCAGCGGTTATTATAATAAGGAGGGCAGCAACGCTCGAAGTTGCAGTCTTTAAAGACACACCCCTTACCGAAATCGTTAGGCGCGAGGAACGTGCAGTTGGTAAAAACGCAGCCGTCCCCGTGAGTGGTATAAGGTGGGAATGTGACCCCCTGATAAACTTTTCCGTCCATGATGGTATCCCAATGACAATAGATTTAGATTCACTGGCCCGCGACCTCGCGGTGCTGACCGCCAACAGATTATATAGTGAAGAGGAAATCGGCGCAGCCTACGACCTCTCGCCCTCCGACATCAAAAAACTTCTCGACGACCCCGACTTCAACGCAAGGGTCTCGGCACACCGAGACAAGATAGGCGATGGTAGAACAGACCTGCTCCGTGCGCAGGCGAAACTGATGTCGGAATCCAACCTGCGCGACCTGTTCGAGCTTTCCCGCAGCACCAAAGAAAAAACCTCTGACAAGCTCAAGGCAATGGCCGCTATCGCCGAAATCGCCGACATCAAACCCCGCAACGAGCAGCAGTTCAGTGGTATGGTACTCAACGTCAACTTCGGCAGTGATATGACACCGCCCTCCGTCGCCCAGCTAACCCCTATGGAGGTCATCGAGCATGAGCAGCCTTAATATCGGTTTCGCACTTGACCAGTATCCCACCCTCAAACGCGCGTCTAACTCTCAAGCATTGATTCGTCTCGTGGCCGGCCCTGCCGGTTCAGCAAAAACTTCTTGGGCAATCATGGAGTTACTGCGCTCTGCGCTGCTTCAGACCCCATCCCCCCTCGACAACACCCGATACTTCCGTGCATTGGTCGTGCGCAACACCTACGCCCTCCTCAAGTCGAACACCATTCCGTCAATGAAGAATATGTTTGGTCCGCTGTTGCAGGTCACGGAGGGCAGCCAGCCGTTCGGTCGGGTACGCGCACGACTGCAAGATGGTACGGCTCTTGACATGGAGGTGCAGTTCCTCGCCCTCGACAGTGAGGACGCGCAGGACAAGCTCTTGGGCGCAGAACCCACAATGGTACTGTGCGACGAGTTGAACTTGATGCCGGAGAGCGTGGTATTCGCATTGGTGCGCCGTCTCGGTCGCTACCCCAGTGGTACGAAAGGTAAGGTCGATAGGACGGGTGTCATCGGTGTGTTCAACGGTCCGGTCAAGGGGTCATGGTTGCACAAATGGTATCTCGGCGAGCGCGACGCGCAGTTCGAGAAAGTGGCGCGTGAGATGGGTGTCGAGAAATTGGTAGAGATGTTCAGCCAGCCGCCGGCCCTTATTCCACCAGCAGGGTGGCCCAACAGCCACGACCCCAACGACGAGTGGTTGCCCAATCCGGAAGCGGAGAACATTCAGAACCTCGCGCAAGGGTATGGTTACTACTACGCCATGCTCGCCGACCCCGACATGGGTAAGATTCAGAGCTATGTGCTGGGCGAGTTCGCCGACGTGAAGCACGGCAAGGTGGTATTCCCTGAGTTCCATCGGGACGTGCATACGTTCCCATCAGAGCGGGTCAACACCAAAGAGCTACGCGACTACTACCTCGCTTTTGACTTCGGGCGCACACCGGTCTGCATCGTCGGCACTCTGCTGTCGGATGGTACACTCATGGTATTGGACGAGTTCATGGGAGAGGATATGAGCGTGGAGCAGCTCTACCGCTCCACGGTGCGGCCTGCGCTCAAGCGTAACTACCCCAACGGTGTGTGCGTCAGGGCCTACGGCGACCCAGCCGGTATGGTCGGAGGTCAGAACATCAACCTGTCCCCGTTCGACGTGCTGCGCAAGGAGGGTGTGCCTATCGTCGCGCCGACACGCAGCAACAAGCTAGAGCCTCGACTGGCTGCGGTGCGCAGCTTCATGTCCTCACTCGGCACGGGCGGCAAGCCTCGACTGCTCATCCGCGACAACTGCCGCTTCCTCATCCAAGCACTGGCCGCCGACTACATCTACGAGAACCGAAGCGGTGGTCGTACCGCCGACACACCAACCAAGTCGCACATCGGCTGGGTTAGTGACCTGTGTCTCGCTGCCGACACTATGATTGCAACACCTAATGGTAGTGTGCCGATTCAGCATATCCGTGTAGGCGACGAGGTGTTCACGCGCACCGGTGTGCGCAAGGTGTTGGCAGCGGCAATGACGAACCCCAGTGCCGAGGTGTTCGAGTACGACATCGGTGGTATCAAACTGACGGCGACCCCTAACCATCCTGTGTTCGCAAATGGTGCTTTCCATACTATTGACAGCTTAGCGGGCAGCACCGTGTGCTGTAACATCGCCGACGGCGAGACCGAGCAACATGGTATGCAGGGTAAGCCTGTATCCGTGCGCGTCGAGCGGGGAGAGCGCAGCGTAGTGTCGGTGTACAACCTGACAGTGGAAACGGACAATGAGTATTACGCCAACGGCGTGTTGGTACATAACTGCGACTCGCTGCAATACATTGCGATGGGCCTATTATTAGTCATGTCCACCGGCGACGATGACGTGGCACAGTACGAGACAGAGATAGAGTGGTGTTGACAGATACAGTAACCCTATGGCATAGTTGCACCATCACAGATTGTGATTTCTGATTTCGCTCATTTTTTACTCCCTGACGGTCTAATCTGCAAACCAACGGCTTGCGCCCACCCTTGTACGGTGGGCTTCTTTTTTGGTACACTACGCGCTCATCCATTCTTTGAAATCAACACTCGGCTCGCCTTGACAGGCGGGCTTCTTTTTTTATATGATGATTGCATTCATATTTGCATCCTTTCAGGTTTGAGACACCCGACTTCCACAGTCGGGTTATTTTTTGGTATCATGGGGTTCACACTGTTCGATTAACCCCAACCAAAGGAGGTCGTCATGACTACCAAGAAAGCACGTTGCAACGGTAAGCGTACCGGTTGTGCGTCCAACGGCACAGCACGAGGCTAAGTATGGACGAGAGCCTTATTGACACGCTGGGCGATATGGTCGTTTCACGCTTCCGTAAGGCTCGTGAAGCCAAGATGCCCCACTATAACGATATGATGGACTGCCTCAAGTTGATGAACGGGCAGCCATTATCTGCGCCTGCTGGGGACGGGCCTGACATCGTTATGGATATTAGTTCCCCAATCGTGAAGAATATTGTTGGTCTGATACGCGACATCTTTGTCGGCTCGACAGCCCAGCCCTACACCATCAACGCCACACCAGTGGTAGAGCTTCCGGAAGACGTGGAAGCGAACCTACTTGAGAAAGTAGAACGAGACCTTGAGACGTTCATCGCCATCAACGGTGGCGACGTGAATGCTGTACGCGCCCAAGTATCCGAGATGCGGGCGGCAGTCCAACTTGAAGAGAACCGCAAGGCGAGCGTGGCGGCAGAACGCCTGCGCACCATCGTTGCTGACCGTCTGTACGACGCAGACTGGGAGGCGCAGTTCATCGACTTCATCGACCACTTCTGTATTTACCCTGCGGCGATTATGAAAGCCCCTGCGGTAAACACACGCACCGTCATGCGTTGGGATGGTACAACCGTGTCGCCGACAACAGAGACCGTGCGTCAGGTCGAGAACATCTCGCCGTTCGATTTCTTCCCCGCACCTTATGCAACCGACATTCAGTCTGCGGATTACGTCATCGAACGCCGTCGGCTGACCCGCAATGAGCTGCTCCAGTTGGGCAGTGCTTCCGGTTATGACGAGGATGTGATTGCCGAGGTGTTCGAGGCGAACCCTAACGGCGCACCCCTACCGTATGGTTCTGTGGATGACGACGACATCTCTGATACAGACATCGGGGATAAGACCGACATGGACGCGTTCGACGCTTTGGGCTACTACGGACGAATCCGCAACGACCTGCTCGCCGAGTATGGTATCCAGTTCGCGGAAGAGGAAATGCACGGTGCATCCGAGGCAGAGGTGTGGGTCGTCGGTGGGCGTGTGATTAAGTGTCTGTTGAATCCTGACCCGTTGGGCCGCCGTCCGTTCTATAAAGCCTGCTTCGAGAAAGTGCCGAGTTCGTTTTGGGGTGCGTCCCCCGCGATGAAGCTGCGCGATACCCAGCGTGTGTGTACGGCTTCCGTCCGCGCGTTGGTACGCAATATGCAGTATTCCAGTGGTCCTATCGGCGAGGTACGCAAGGGCGCGGTCAAGGACGGCCACGCGCCGAACGCAATTATTCCGCACACCATCCGTGTGGTAGAGGAAGATACGTTCGGAAGCGGCGCACCGGCATACCGCTTCTATACTGTGCCGTCGTTGTCCAACGAGCTGGTGGCCCTGTTCGACAAGTTCATGGGTTACGGCTACGAGCTGATTGGTATCCCCCGTGTGGCGTTTGGTTCGCCGCAAGGTTTGGGTACGTTGGGCCGTACCGCCGGTGGCGTGTCCATCATTTTGAACCAGTCCACCAAAGCCATTAAGCAGGCACTGCGTATGATTGAGTCCGGCCTGATTGAGCCGGTGGTCCAAGAGTTCATCAACTACGAGATTCGTACCAGTAACGACCCTGACATCCGTGGCGACATCCGCGTGTATGCGCGTGGCGTGTCCGGACTGATGGAGCAAGAGAGCAAGAACGGTGACCTTGAGTGGGCGTTGCAGTCTATCTCCAGTATGGTCGGCGTGGTTGACCCGACTACCCAACAACCCATCGTTCCGGCTACTGCTGTTCAGCGCATCCTGTACACCATGTTCAAGAACAAAGGGCTGTCCACCGAGGGTATCTTCCCCGACTTCGACCGCCAAGAAGCCTTTGGCGAGATTACTGGTACGCCTATGCCGCAAGACCCTGCCGCTGGTGTTCCTGACTTACAGGGGCGCAGCCCTAATGCTGAAGCGGCTATTGCCGCCGCTAACGGAGTCTAATCATGATTACATCTAAATGTGATTCTACGGTTATCACTATGGTGGTGGAGGGCAAGCCGATTGAGGTCGGCTCTTCCTCAAAAATGTATCCGCACATCGAGGAACTCACGCCGGTGCGTGTAGGCCCTTTCACTACCCCGTTTATGTTGCACACGACGACATCCGATGATGGTACGCCATGCGTACAGATTAAAGTTGAGCGCGTGGTAGAATGCCCTAACGGTTGTGATATGCGTGAGTTTAAGTACCCATTCCCTTTGGGTTGTGGGGCTTCTCACTTGCTACCGGCAGGCGTATATGATATAACTGTGTGCAAACAAGAGGCTGCGTCGCTAGAGATAGGCGACGTGATTGACTTAACCTTAATGGTAGAACCTGTCACTGACAGCTTCGCCTCCATTTACTTGAGTAAGGTGTAGCATGAGTGCGAACCGTCTTAACCTGCCCGAACGTACAGGTCGCGCGATTCAGTTGAGTCGCAAGGAAGCCAGTACCTTGATGGGCTTTCAGCGTTCGGCGTACGCTGCGCCGATTAAAGAAATCTTGTTGAAAGTGCTGGATGACAGCCGCGTTGTCAACGAGACCGAGACTGCCTCCGAAGAGAACCGTATGCGTGTTGCTGCGGTTAAGGATATTTTGGAAACCCTGTTCACGGGTAAGGTGGAATTAGAATGAAGAAGCCTGAAGCTATTTTAGTGACCCCATGCCGTGCCGCGGTGGTCTCCGGTGTTGACTTGCAAGAGGGCGATAAGTTCATCGTCCACCGCGTCATTGATAGCGAGTGCGCGATGGAGGACTCGAAAGATATTCCGTTCTCCCCTTGTGGTAAGGTTATCACACTCGACTTGAATCACAACCCAGTCATGATTGACATGGCGGGTTATTACCGTATTTACCCTGATGGTGTGGTAAGTGATACAGCGTCCCTGTACATCGACCGCATTTCGTCTTGCGAGAAATGATATGAATCATCGTACACGACTTGGACTTATTGCTTCAGATGACCAAGCTGCCGCTCGTGATGGGTTGTCTCGCCTGCGTTCCAACCGCGACTTCGAGGCTCTGATTACTTTGCTTGAGCAAGAGTTGGTAATCGAGCGTGAGTTGTATGAGACACGCACAGCGGATGACCACCAACGTGGGCAGGTTGTCATGTTGAAGAAAGTCATTGACCTTTTAGAAACTGGAGACAAATAACCTATGCCTACCGATTCATTCTTTGGTATCGAAGAAGCGTTGACTTCCGCCGGTATCAACCCCACAGCCGCCCCAGTGGTAGAGCAAAACCCAACACAGAGCGTTGCGCAAGAGCAACAGCCTGCGCCTGTGCAGGAGCAAATCCTGCCCACAGACGATGAAATCTATGACGATGTAAGCGATTACGTCGGCGATGGTGGTAATATTGATGTAGGTACTGAGGGCCAACAACCCCAAGTAGCCGAGCAACAACGCCAACCGCAGCCGTCTATCACACCTGAAATCGCGGCCATCCTCCAACAAAACCAAGCACTGTTGCAACAGCAGTTCGCCGCTACGCAGAAATCGAACGAGGACCGCGTGGCAGAGTTGGAAGCCAAACTCCGCGCTTACGAGCAGAAGCCTGCTGCGGAAGACAAGAAACCGTGGTATGAGGGTATCGAAGTACCTGAATTATCCAAAGAGCAACTCGACGCGTATGCGGGTTCATTGCCTGTTATCGAGGCTATTGCCGCGCGTAAGGCCGTAGAGATTGCCCAACGCCTTGAGGCGGAACGCTTGAATCCTTTGGCCCGTCAGTTTGATGAGACCGTTCAACCGCTCCAAGCCCAAGTGCAACAGCAAGAAGAACTCCGCGCTATCAGTGCGCGTCAGCAGTACAACCAAGCCATCGCCAACAAATTACCGTGGTTGCGCGATGCGGTAAACACTGCGGAGTATGCACAGTATTACAACGCAGTCGTACCTAATACCGGCGGTTTGACCCGCGCAGCTTTGGTACAGAACGCAGAAGCCGCAGGCAACGTAGATGCCGTTGTTGATTTGTTGTCAGGATTCAAACCTGCACAAGCTGTTCCGCAACAGCAACTGACCGCCCCTGGCCGAAGCAATGCAATTAACTATTCCCAACAGGCTACCGCCGCCCAGCCTAAAGGAAAACGTGGCATGAAATTGTCAACGTATAACCGCGCCCTGCAAGACTTCTCCAATGGCAAAATGTCGCCTGAGCAATTCGCTAAATACGAAGACGCTTGGAATACTGCGCTACTCAACGGTGTAGCGGTAATGGACTAACTCTCTTTTAACATGAGGTAAAATTATGCCTGTACAGAGCAAACCTTTGCTGGCAGCGGCGAGTGGCTACCCACAGTTGGTGTCTGCGCTGACTAAACCAGTATATGCGGCTGGCTTCTTAAAACGCTTCAATCGTATGACTGTGAGCGGCTTGATTACCAGCCAAGATATTGTGCCAAAAGAAATCCGCAACAAGGGCGACGAAGTTATCTTCCGCCGCGCTCCTGAAGCCGAAGTCTTTGAGTACATCAAAAACATGGAGTTGGAAGTTTCTACTTTCGACACCAGCATTATCACAATGAACGTGAACCGTGCGTTGTACACCAACATCAAGTTGGACAAACTGGATTCTCGTTCTATCGACGAACTGCCTGCGTTGCTTAAAGAATACCAAGCCGACGTGACCCAAAAACTGGCAGAACGTATCGACACTGAAGTGTTGACCGAAGTTCCTTTGGCCGCTGCCGCTTGCAACCGTGGTCGCAAAGCCGGTCGTCGTTCTCACGCCTTTGACTTTGGTGCGGCTGGTGCGCCTGTTGTTCTGACTAAAGACAACATCGTTCGCTACCTGTCACAAATGCGTACCGTACTGTCCGAGCAAAACGTGGACACCAATGGTCTGTATGTTGTGTTGCCAGTCGAAGCAATGGACTTGTTCTTCGCCAACCCAATCCTGACTAACGCCTGCGCCGCCGGCACTTCACAGTCCATCATCTTGGGTACTAAAATCCCTAACGTGTTGGGCTTCGAGATTATCTTCTCGAACAATATGCCGCAACGCAACGAGGGTGGTCGTATCGCCTACACCATTTTCGCAGGCCGCAAAGATGCAACTGGTTTCGTAATGCAAGTTACCGAAAACGAGCATATCGAAAAAGTCGCCAACCACTTCGGTCAGTTCTGGCGCACACTGCAAGTGTATGACTTTAAGGTCTTATATCCTGAAGCCATCACTACCCTGTACGCAACTCTTGACTTTGCCGCATAAGGAGCATTGACATGACAGTATTCAAGTTATTCTTGGGTGGCGATGCCCGTCATGTAGGTTATCGTCATTCCCGCATTGCCGACAACAGCAACCCATTGGTTCGCTATGCCGGTCACTTACCAAACCGCCACTTCGTTGTACCGTTCGAGTATGACGGCGCGTCAGGCGAGTGGACACGCTTCCGTGAAATGGAGGGTCATTTTGCCACTGGCGACATCGT